TCGGAGAGTACAAATGTCCAGTGGTAACGATTTACAAGAAATGGAAGTAGGCACTACACAATCCAAAACCGCAGTAAACGCAGGTGCTAAGCCAGCTGAACCAATGGTAAAACCATCGGGTGCTGCTGTCGAAGACCTCGGCGGTCCTACTCCAGAAAATAGCAAGCCAGACGATGACTCTAATAAAGTCAAAGAACCTGGTGCAACCCTTAAGCAAGTTAAGGACGTTGTAAATGCTAAGGCAAAGCCTGCAGAGCCTATGGCACCTGCAATGAAGGAAGAGGAAGTTGAGACGGAAGTCGAAGCTGACCAGGAAGTAGTTGCTGAAGCTGAAGAGGAAGTTACCTCTGAAGTTGAAGAAGTTGTATCCGAAGAAGAGACTACCGAAGAGGAAGTCGTTTCTGAAGAAGAAACTTCTGAAGACGAAGTTGTTGTAGAGTACAACGTCGAAGAAGATGTTGAGGCACTACTTCAAGGCGAAGAACTCTCCGAAGAGTTTAGAGAGAAGGCTAAGACCATTTTCGAGGCTGCTCTCCACGCTAAAGCCAAAGAAATCCAGACCTCTCTGGAAGAGCAGTATGCTACTGCACTTGCAGAAGAAGTTGAAGAAATCAAAGTCGCTCTGACCGAACGTGTTGATTCATACCTTGAGTATGTTTCTTCCGAATGGTTAGAAGAGAATGCTCTCGCTGTTGAGAGTGGTCTTAAGACTGAGATCACCGAGTCCTTCATGGATGGCATGAAGACACTCTTTGAAGAACATTATGTATCAATGCCTGAAGAGAAATATGATGTACTAGAGAGCATGGTACAGAAACTAGATGATATGGAGACGAAACTCAACGAGCAGATCGAGCGCAATATTGCACTCAATGGTAAGCTCTCCGAGAGTTCTGCTGACAGAATTTTCGGTCAAGTTGCTGAAGGTCTCGCAATCTCCCAAAAGGATAAGTTTGCAACCCTCGCAGAAAGTGTTGAGTTTGAGAGTGAAGAGAACTATAGAGAGAAACTAGAAACTCTGAAGAAGTCTTACTTCTCTGAGCATGCTAGTGCTCCTGCTGACGAAACGGAAAATCTAACCGAAGAGGCAGATTTCAGCGAAGAGACCAAAGTGTCTTCTACAATGGACGCCTATCTGAAAGCACTTTCCAACGTTACTAACAAGTGAGTTTTAGATAATACTCAAACCGCAGCTAAACAACACACCTACGAGGTTTAAAAGTTAAAATGGACCAAAATACCCAACAATTAATGGAGAAGTGGGCTCCAATCCTGGACTATGAAGGTGCAGGTGAAATCAAGGATGCTCACCGCCGTGCAGTTACCGCACAACTTCTAGAGAACCAAGAGCGCGAAGCACATGAACAGGCTAGCTTCCTTGGAGAGGCAGCACCTGCTAACTCTGGTCACGCTCCTGCAGGATCCAACGTTGATGGATTCGACCCTGTTCTGATCTCCCTGATCAGACGCTCCATGCCTAACCTCATCGCATACGACGTATGTGGTGTTCAGCCAATGTCTGGTCCTACTGGACTGATCTTCGCAATGCGCTCCCGCCGCGATGGTCAGACTGGTGCTGAGACCTTCTATGATGAAGTAGATTCCACCTTCTCTGCACAGAACAACAGCCGTGACCTCACTGGCGGTTTCTCTGGTGCTGCAGTTGGTATGGGTACTACCAACCAAGACGGAACCAACCCTGGTGTTCTTAACCCAACTGGTTCTGCTGATCAGACCGCATATAACGTCGGTCAGGGTATGACCACTGCTGAGGCAGAGGCACTCGGAGATGCATCTGACAATGCATTCAACCAGATGGCATTCTCGATCGAGAAAGTCACCGTAACCGCTAAGTCTAGAGCACTGAAGGCAGAATACAGCCTTGAGCTTGCACAAGACCTGAAGGCGATCCATGGTCTGAACGCTGAGGCTGAACTCGCAAACATTCTCTCCACCGAGATTCTTGCTGAGATCAACCGCGAAGTCATCAGAACCATCTACAAGACCGCTGAACAGGGTGCAACCGCTAACGTTGCTAACGGCGGTACCTTCGACCTCGACGTTGACTCTAACGGACGTTGGAGTGTTGAGAAGTTCAAGGGTCTCCTGTTCCAAATCGAGAGAGATGCGAACGCAATCGCACAAAGAACTCGTCGCGGAAAGGGCAACATCATCATGTGCTCTGCAGACGTTGCTTCTGCACTGACCATGGCTGGTGTTCTCGATTACACCCCTGCACTCAACGCTAACCTGAACGTTGATGACACTGGTAACACCTTCGCTGGTGTTCTCCAAGGTAAGTATCGCGTATACATCGATCCTTATGCTGCAAACGTTGCTGCTGATCAGTACTACGTTGTTGGTTATAAGGGTTCTAGCGCATACGACGCAGGTCTCTTCTACTGCCCATATGTACCTCTCCAGATGGTACGTGCAGTTGGACAAGACACCTTCCAGCCCAAGATTGGCTTCAAGACCCGCTATGGTATTGTTGCTAACCCATTCGCAGAAGGTACCAACGCAGGTCTCGGTGCTCTCACCGTTAACGCTAACCGCTACTATCGTCGCGTCAAGGTTGCTAACCTCATGTGATCGATACCCTTTAAGGGAAACAAAAAGAGGTGGGTCTTCGGACCCCCCTTTTTTTATGTCTATATAATTTGTTAGGACGCACTTACCCATTTTATGGATGGGTAACTATATCCTCTACATTAAATGAAATGACTAAACTATTTGTTCTTCCTCTCATGCTTGCTACGGCAGTGAGCATCACTGGAGGTACTTCTGCAGAAGCAAAACCTAGAATGTTCCATGACAATCCTGGTGGTAGACCTGGAACCATCCATCGTCCAAAGAGACGCCGCTGTACATTCAAACGTCCATGTTCACGAATGCCTGAACTTCCTGATTTTGGTACTCCAATGCCTAGAGGTGGATTTCGTTGATATACAGAGGGTCTTCGGACCCCCCTTTTTTTATGTCTAAATATAGAAAAGGATAGTAATTTCCAATGAAACCAACTCCAAGACAAAGCAAAGAAATTCATGAGAACTACGAGAAAGTAGTTGATCATCTTATTTCTGAAGGATATGCAGAAGACAAAGAATCTGCAGATTCCATCATCAATGGAATGAGTGAATCCTGGTATAACCTAATCATCTCTGAATGATAAATGATTGATCCGTTTTATAAGCAAATTGCCAATAGAAACTTCCTAGCAACAACTGGGTTTAAGTTTACATTGGCACGAGCACCGAAAGCCGACTTTTTCTCCAATCAGGTAAACATTCCTGGAATTAGTCTTGGGGCTGCGATTCAACCAACGTACCTCAAGAATATTCCTGTGCCTGGAGATAAGTTGGAGTTCAATGACTTTACAATGAGATTCATGATTGATGAGGATCTTGTCAATTACAATGTAATTTCAAACTGGATGAGAGGTCTTGGTTATCCAGAGAACGTCAAACAATACTCGGATTGGATCTACGACGATCATAGAGGCAACCTCAACAACGATCCAAATATCTCAGATGGGTCACTAATTGTCTATAATAGCAATTTTCAACCGACTCTAACTTGTAAATTTCAAGGAATGTTCCCAACTTCCTTATCTGATATTGAATTTGATGCAAGTGCTACCGATGAAGCGTATGCGACTGCATCTGTAACCTTTAAGTATGTAATTTATGACCTCTTTGAATATGAATCTTGATGAAATTCAAAAACTATGGGAAGAAGACTCAAAAATAGATGAAGACAATCTCCACACAGAATCCACAAAGATTCCAAGTCTTCATGCAAAATATTATCGTCTCTTCAATACTATCCTGACTCTGAAGAAAGCTCAGGAAAATAAGTACAAGATTTTAAGAAAAGAAAAGTGGCAATATTACACAGGGAAAGCAGAACCCGATGTGTATATTGAAAAACCCTTTGATCATAAGGTTCTAAAGAATGACCTAGACAAATATCTTGATGCAGATGAAGATCTGATCAGGTGTCAAACCAAGATGGAATACTACCAGATGATGTTGAATTATCTGGATAGCATTATCAAAACTATATTAAA